GCGTGAGCATGAGCGTCGCCGAGAGACTCACCTTCCCTTCGATGAGGTGGAGCTCGCGCATCGCCGTCATGGGCGCGCTGAACGCGTCGCCCTCGGCCGGCTCGTCCACGTCGCACGCGTCGGGCAGCGCCCGGCGGGTGTCCTCGTCGACCACGAGGACGCTCGCCCCCATCGGGATGCGCATCGCCGCGGCCTTGAGCTCGTCCATGAGCGCGTCGGCCTGCGCGTTGTCGCCGTGCAGCCGCGCCGCGTTCGCGCGCCGCAGGAGAAGGTCGACGAGCGGAAGGAGCGTCGAGCGGAGCTGCTCGCTCACGACCTCGTCGAGCTTCTCGAGCGTGGGCTCGACGCCATCGAACTTGCCGGTACCGAGCCGGATGCTGCAGGCCCACTTCCCGCGAACGCGCTCGACCGAGTAGTCGTTCGCGTACCGGAACGCGTAGCTATCCCCGGCCGAGTACCAGTTCGGGCCGGTCCGCATGAAGACGACCCCTCCGATCGTGACCGTCTCCGGGAGCGCCTCGCCGTTGCCTTCGCCCATTCGACCCTCCTCGGCAGCGAGCGCCGCCGGTGAGGGACGTTATGGACAGGTGTCCCGAAAAGGTCAAGGACACGTGTCCATGATATGCGTGCGTTTAATCACGTCGCTGGGACGCCTGTCCGACGTTGCTCACGAGACGCTTCGGAAATGGGGCGGTTCGTGCTGATCGTCGCGGTGCTCTTGCTCGTGCCGTCGTGCTTCCACGAGCTCGCCGATCCCGAGCATGGGAGCGGATCGTGCGGCGGCGGTCTCGTTCCCCCGCTCCTCGGCGGAGAACGCGTCGGCCAGGTGCAGGAACCGACGCTTGACGAGGGCCATTTTTCCGCTGTCGTCGGCCACGAGGACGAGTGTCCCAGAAAGTTTCTGGACGGGTGTCCTTGACTCCTCCGGGACACCTGTCCATGATGCTTGCCCATGGGCGCTGCAGAACGCTTCTGGCGGTTCGTGGAATGGACGGAGCTTCCCGAGGTCGAGGTCGGCCGCCGGGGAGGCTACGACCCGTCCTACACGTCGAAGATCGTCAAGGGGCGGCGTCATCCCGGCCTCGTTGTCGCGTTCGCGATCGAAGACCTCACGACGAAGTTCGTGAACGAACGTGGTGAGCGCTGGCCCGAGCCGCCGATCTCGGCGCGCGAGTGGACGGAAGAGCCCGAGGCCGAGTCGAGCACGACGCCCGCGCCCGCCGGAACCGAAGCGGTCTGATTCCTTTCCACGTCGTGAACATGCCGCGCGAGGGGCGCGGACGGGAGGTGTGTCGATGGAACGGAACGAACACGAGCGCGCGATCAGGGCCAAAATGCAGCGCGTCGAGCGGCAGGCGGAGACCTCGCGAGAGGTGGGACGCATCCTCGACGCGCACGGTCTGACCGCCGTTGCGATTGCCGCAGAGACCGGTGCGAGCGCGCAGCACGTGAGCGCGTGGCGCGACCCGTCGGCGGAGAAGAACCTCTCGATCGCGGATGCGAGCGCCCTCCCGCTCGCCGCCCGCCGCGACCTCATGGACTACCTCGGGCGCGGCGAGCTGCAGGCCCGCACGGCGCCGAGCGCGGGCGAGGCGCTCGACGTGACCACGGCACGCGCGCTCCTTCGGCGCGCCACGTCGGCAGTCGATGCCGCCTTCGCCGCGCTCGAAGACGGTCGCGTCGACCCGTCCGAGGCGCGGAGCGTCGGTGAGCACCTCGAAGGCCTCGCGTTCGCCGCGGACGCGCTGCGCGTGTCGCTCGCTCGCGCGGCCGAGGTGCCCGCGCCGACGTCGAAGCTCCGGGCGGTGCGCGCTTGACCGCTCAGTGCTCGCACCGGTCGCCCCGCGGGACGCAGTGCCGGCGCTCTGCGCTCGATGGCGCGGAGACGTGCCGCGTGCACTCGCCGGGGTACGTCGCGCCGAAGCGCGGCGCGGCTCGCGTCGCGAAGCGGCCGCCGATCAACTCCCTCGCGTCGATCGACGACGCAATCGGAGCGGGCGCGGCTGGCTCCGATCCGCAGCCGTTCGCCTTCGCCACGACCACACGGTCCGAACCACCTGCCGCCGCTACCAAGGCCGCCGGCATGAGCAGTCGTCCGCTGCGAGACGGCCCGGAAGCCGAACTCGTGACGCGCTTTCTCGAGAGATTCCGCCCGAGAGTTGGGCTCGACAAACGCATCACGATCTTCCGCGAGCCGCAGCTACCGACGGGGGCCCCCGACATCGTCGCCGTAAAATGGGATGTCGGCGTCGCATCGCGCTGGCATCCGGCGCGCGCGAGCCTGACCACACGCGACGTGCAACTGATTCACTTCCTTGCAACCAGCGGGCCATCGGATTTGGCCTCGCTCGCATGGCACCAGTTTCGGCGCGCCCCGCGCGCACTTGCTTCGCTCGCAGAACTTGGCCTCGTCCGCGAGTCTCGCGGGCAGTGGAGCGCCGCGCCGCTCCGAAGCATCTTCGCGGTTCGAAGCATCATCGCTTTCGAGGCGAAGATCTCGGACTGGAGCGGCGCCATAGAGCAGGCCGCGCGAAACCGTTGGTTCGCCTCGGAGTCATACGTGCTCGCGCCGCGTCGCGCCGCGTCGCCATCACTGCTGGCGGGATCGCGCGCTCGTGGTGTTGGCGTATGGGTCGAGGGCACTGCGGCTCCGGTGCTGCGCCCGGTACGCGACGAATCTCGCCAGCCGGTATCCTACGCCTCGTGGCTCTTCAACGAATGGGCCTGGAGGTGCGCACGCTCGCAGAGCGAGACCTACTCGCCTCCCGAGCACGACGCCGCGGTGCGGGCGCTCGAGGCCGGCCGGCGCAAGCCACGCGCGGCTCGCGTGGTCTCCGCCGTCCCTGTCGGCACCGTGCCGGGCGTGACCGGGCACGCGCGCGTCGTCGCGCTCGCGGAGCTGGCGCACGAGGCGACGAGCGCGGCCGTCTCGGAGCGCGCGCAGTGCCTCGCGGCAGATCTCGCGGAGGACGCGTGCATCGCGTGGGTCCGCTCGGCCTCCGCCGCGCTCGCGTGGCTGCTCGACGAGTCCACCGCCTCGGCGGGAGAAGCCGACCACGGCGCGATGCCGCACGGCACGACGACCGAGCCTGATCAGCTGGACCCGGTGGAGAGCGCCGAGGCGGTGGACGTCGCGTGGGATCAGCGCTGGCCGGTCAGGCGGACCGCGACGAGCGTCATCGTGACAACGCCATCCGGGACGCACGCGTTCGGCGTCGGATTCTCCGACGACGAGGCGGAGCGCGCGGCGCGCGAGATGCACGAGCGCGACGTCGAGGCGGCGGAGCACGTCAACGGGGAGATCGATGCCCCTACGATCGTCCGTGGCGCGCCCGTCCCGTTTCATGTCGCGCGCCTCGACTGCGTCGCGTTCCTCGCGTCGCTCGAAGACGAGAGCGTCGACCTGATCGTCACCGACCCCGCGTACGAGTCGCTCGAGAAGCACCGCGCGCATGGGACGACCACGCGCCTCACGGCCGACTGGTTCGCCATCTTCAAGAACGAGCGCTTCCCCGAGCTGCTGCGCGAGTGCTTCCGCGTGCTCAAGCCGGGCACGCACCTCTACGTCTACTCCGATCAGGAGACGATGTTCGTCACGAAGCCCATGGCCGAGGCCGCGGGCTTCACGTGGTGGAAGCATCTCGTCTGGTCGAAGACGAAGCGCGACGGCGACGAGCCCGCCGCAGGCATGGGCTATCACTACCGCGCCTCGCACGAGGTGATCGGCTTCTACGAGAAGGGGAAGCGACGCCTCAACGACCTGGGCGTGTGCGACGTGCTGCCCGCGCCGCGCGTGCGCGGCTACCCCACGGAGAAGCCCGTCTCCGTCTCCCGCACGCTGATCGAGCAGTCGAGCGCTCCGGGCGAGCTCGTCGTCGATTGCTTCATGGGGAGCGCGAGCGTCGGCGAGGCCGCGCTGCTCGCGGGCCGGCGCTTCGCTGGGTGCGACGTGGCCGAGCGCTCGATCGCGCTCGCTCGCGAACGGCTCACGCGTGCCGGTGGTGTCGAGGTCGGGCCGCCGTCCGCGAGGGCGCAGCGGTCGCTGTTCGGTTGAACGCGCGCGCGGGCGCGCATGGAGGATCGATGTCGACGAAGAAGAAGGAAGAGGGGCCGCGTTCGTTCGGGGTGATGATCTCGGGGCTCGCCGACGGACGCGCCAACGCGCAGATCTCGGAAGAGCTGCACGAGCTCGTGAAGGCCGGCAACGCCGAGGCGCTCGCGCGCGAGGCGGATGTCTCGGGCGAGCTGACGCTCAAGCTCAAGCTCAAGTTCACGGCGCGCGGGATCGTCGGCCTCACGTACGACGTGAAGACGAAGAAGCCGTCGAAGCGCACGGCGAGCGCCCACATGTTCGTGACGGACGGCGGCAACCTCTCCGCGCGCGACGAGCGCCAGCAGGAGCTGCCCGGGCTCCGCGAGGTGCCGCGCCACGACGACGATCTCCGCGAGGTGCACGACCTCGCAGAAGGCGAGGAGTGAACATGTACGACGAGAGCGAGAACGAGAGCGGTCTGCGGATGGGCAACGTCGAGGCGATCATCGGAATGGTCGAGCAGGGCGCGAAGCACGAGGTGATCGAAGGCGTTCCCGACGTCGTGATCATCCCGAGCCCGCAAGGCGGGAAGGAGCTTCGCGACCTTCGCGAGATCCTCGACAAGCGCCTCGAGCGCCCGCGCCGTGCGAGCGGAACGAGCATGCACACGACGCTCGACTCGATCATCGCGCACGCGAACCGCCAGAAGATCGACCGCTCGGTCATCTTCGCGAGCGACGACCCGGCACGCCCGTTCCTCGTCGTCGTCTACAACTACGACGACAAGCCCGTCTCCACGAGCGAGCGCGCCGACTACCGCGACCACCGCGCGCACTACGCGTTCCCGCTCTCCGAGGAGTGGCAGGCGTGGGCGCGCGCGTCGGGAGACAAGTGGCTCTCGCAGGCCGACTTCGCGGAGCTCCTCGAGGCCCGGATCCTCGACGTGCTGGATCCGGCGTCGGTCCCTCCGGCGTCGAAGGAGACCGCGGAGAAGCTCGGCCTCGTGCTCGCCACGCCCGCAGCGCTCATGACGTGCGCCCGTGGCGTCGCGATCAACGCGTCGCAGTCGGTGACGCAGGCGCTGAACCTCTCGACCGGCGAGACGGAGATCGTCTACGCCGAGAAGCACGAGGGGAAGGGCGGCGCGCACGTCATCGTCCCGGGCGCGTTCGCGCTCAAGCTCCCCGTGTTCCGCGGCGGTGCTCCGTACGTGGTGCTGGCGCGCCTGCGCTATCGCATGAACGGCGGCCAGGTCGTCTGGGGGGTGCGCCTGCATCGCTCCGACCTCTGCTTCCGCGCGGCGTTCGACGAGGCGTGCGAGCGCGCCGCGAAGGAGACGTCGCTCCCGCTCTTCTACGGCTCTTCCGAGAGCTGACGTCGCAGCGCGCGCCGGCGGGTGCCGGCCTCGGCGGGTTCGAGCCCCGCCGCGCGCCTTGGAGGTCGTCGTTTGAGCCACGTGCATCTCACCCGCGCCGACGTCGGCGCCTTCCTGCGCGAGCACCCGCACGGCGCCGACCGCGCGACGGTCGCCGAGCACCTGGGCATCACGCGCCAGGCGGTCGACCTCGCCGAGCGGCAGGCGCTCCGCTGGTTCGCGATCGCGTGGCTGCTCGACGAGTGGCGCGCCCGCTTCACAGGAGAGACCGATGATCGTCCGTGACCCGCTGACGGTGTCCGAGTGCGGAATCCACGCGCGCGGCCCGGGTGGGCTGGGCTCGGGGCCGCGCTGCCCCGCGTGCCTGCGCATGCTCGAGCTCGCGCGCACCGAGGGCGTCGAGCGGAAGACGATCAGCGGCCGCGACGCGCCCCGCCCCGCGCGCCTCACGCCGTGGCGCAAGGGACATCACGCCGCGCCGCCGCGGTACACGCTGACGGTGTCGCGGTGACGCTGCTCGCGTTCACGGTGCCCGGCGACCCCGTGCCGAAGGCGCGCCCGCGCGTGGGCCGGCGCGGCACCATCACGCCGCAGCGGACGCGCGCCTACGAGCAGAGCGTCCGCCTGCACGCGCTCGCCGCGCTGGGGCACCTGCGGCGCGCCGGGGTGAGATGGCCGGCCGACGCGCGCTACGAGGTCAACCTCGTCGTCCACCGCTCGACGCGCCACGTGCTGGACGTCGACAACGTGGCCAAGTCGGCCGTGGACGGCATGCAAGGCGCGGTGTTCGCCAACGATGCGGCCGTCGACGTGCTGACGATCGCGCGGGGCGCGCCGGACGCGGAGAGCCCGCGCCTCGTCGTCACCGTGCGGGCGATGACGCTCGCGCAGTCCGAGGCCGTCGCGGCGGCCGTCGAGCAGTGCATGGGGGACGAGACGTGAGCCCGAGAGAACGCCTCGATCATCGCATCCGCGACAAGAAGATCGCGCGCGCCCGGATTCGGGACGCGCTGCGCGAGCGTGATGGCTGCCACTGCGCCTACTGCGGCGTCGCGCTCGTGGAGGACGACCCGATGCGCGGAGAGTCTCTCGATCACCTCGTGCCGCGCTCACGCGGAGGCTCGGACGATCTGGAGAATCTCGCGCTCTCCTGTCGGAGCTGCAACTCACAGAAGGGGACGCGGACCGCACACGAGTTCGTGCTCTCCGGGATTGGCGCTGCCTGCGCGGACTTCGGCCGCCGGCTCGGCCTGTGTTGGATCGGGAGGGGCGAATGAGCGGCCGCATCCGAACCGTCAAGCCCGAGTGGCTCGAAGACGAGCGCATGGCGTCTCAGAACGACACCGCGCGCGTGCTCTCCATCGTGCTCATCCTGGTCGCCGACGACTACGGACGAGGCCGCGCGTCGGCCGCTCACCTGGCGTCGGCAGGTTGGGCGTACGAGCTCGAGCGCGATGACGGTGAACACGCTCCGGAGGTTCTCCGGAAAGTCTCTGGAGCGCTTCGCGCGCTCGTCGAGATGCGCTTCGTGACCCTCTACGAGGTGGACGGCCAGCGCTACTTCGAGATCCGCAACTGGGAGAAGCACCAGAAGGTGTCCCACAAGGGGAAGGAGCGTGTACCGGCACCTTCCACAGTCGTTTCGCCACCTTGCGTGGGCTCCGGAAAGTCTCCGGAGGGTCTCCGGGAAGTCTCCGTAGACCGTCCGGCGACCCTCCTGCCTGATCCGGATCTCCGACCCGGATCACCGATCACCGACCCGGAGGGGGATCTCGCGCGCGAGGCGCCCACCGCATCGGCATCGGACTCGTTCGGTCGAAAGCTGGAGACCATCCGGGCGGCGTTCGTCGAAGGGTTCCTGTCGACCGGCGAGCACGCGAGCCCGTGGATCTTGTCGCTGACCGGGGCGCACTGGCAGGACGTCGCCGGCTGGCTCGCGGCATCGACGCCAGGTCGCGAGCCCGAGACCGCGCGGCAGCTCGGGCGTGGCTTCGCGATGTCGAAGTTCGCCCGCTCTCGCGGGTACCGGTTCCGCGGCAGCGGCGGGCTCATCGAGGGCCCTGGGGAGTTCCTGGCGCTCGCGGGCGGCGTCGCTCCGAGCGCGATCGTGCACACCGAAACGTCCGACGAGGACTTCGAGAAAGCGATGGGCGCATGAGCGGCGAAGGCGCGAAGGTGATCCCGTTCCAGAAGGCGATGGCGAGCACGCTCGAGGTGCTGCGGCCGGCTCGGTTCGTCACCGAGGCCGAGCAGCAGGCGACACGCGAGCGCATCGACATGGGCGAGTGGAAGCCGAGGCTCATCGCGTCAGGCGTCTGGCAGGAGCTCGACGACGATGCCCGCGTTGCGATCCTGACGAACCGATGCCGCGACGAGAAGCCGCTCCTGCGCGTCCGCGCGTGGTACGCGAAGCGCCACCCGTCGAACCCCGACGAGCAGCCGAGCGGCCCGCCGTGGGTGTTCCTGTGCGGTCCGCGCGGCGTCGGGAAGACCACCGCGGCGGCGTGGGTGCTCGCGCGTCAGCGCGGCGTGATGGTGACCATGAGCACGCTCCTGGCCGACTTCGCCGCGTGGAAGCGCGCGCGCCCCGACGAGCGCTACGCGTCGGCCTTCGAGCGCCACAAGCGCGCGAGCGTGTTCGTGCTTGACGAGCTGGGCATGGAGCGGGACCGCGACGCCGACACGGCGCGCGAGGCGATGTTCGCGCTCGTCAACGCGCGACAGTCGCGCCGGACGGACACGATCGTGCTCACGAACCTCTCGCGCGAGATGCTCATCGCGCGCGTTCGCGAGGGCGTCTACGACGAGCGCACGCACGACCGGCTCCGCGGTCTCGCGGTGGTGCTCGGCTTCGAGGGCGAGTCGCTGCGGCGCTCGCTCCCGGGAGGTGGGCTGTGACGCGCGCCTACGCATGCGGCGAATGCTGCGTCTTCGTGGCCGCCCACCGTCTCGAAGGCGGCGTCTGCGACTGGTGCCGCGGGACCGCGCCGAGGTTCGTCCTCAACCGCATCACGATGCCGCCGCTCGCGCTCGGCCCTCTGGGCAACCTGACGCTGCGTCGCGCCTTCCGCACGGCGATGGGGCTGCCGGTATGAGCGCGCGTCGCACCGATGCGGTCGTCGAGGCGCTGACGGCGCTCGCAAAGGCCGGCGTGCTGCCCGAGGAGATCACGCTATCGGACGCCGACTTCCGCGCGCTCGCTGACGAGATGCGGCCACGCGCGAAGTACGCGCAGGAATCCGGCCGGTACCGCATGGCCATCATGGGGCCGCTCGGCGCAGTGACGATCGACAGGGGGTCGCGGTGAGCGTCACGAAGCACATCCTGCGCGCCGCGCTCGACTCGTTCGGCGGCGACGTCGGCATTCCCGCGAGCGTCTACGAGGCGACCGCCGTAGAGTTCGGCGACGACGACGCGCGCCGCGCCAGGTCGATGTGGAGCGCGCGCGAACACATGCTCGTGCTCGAGGCGGAGCGCGAGCTTCGCAGCGGCGTCTACGGGGCGCATGGCGCAGAGGCCGAGGCTGACGAGCACCTGCGGCAGCTCGACGCGCGCTTCTGCCGATGCGGAGGGCAGTGGGTCACGGGGCCAAGAGATCTGCGGACCGTGGTCGCCGAGGGCAGCCGCGAAGACAGAGAGGCGATCGCGGCGGGCAAGGAGACGCTCCCGTTCGTGTGCGGCCGCGTCGTCATCGTCGAGACCGTCGAGCAGACGCGTTGCGACGCGTGCGACGCGGAGAAGTCGGAGGCGGCGAAGTGAGCAAGGCTCGCCACTCCGCAACCTCGCGCGCGCGAGGAAAGACTTGCGCCGGCCCGGACGGCGTGTCCTCGGAGCAATCCGAGGCGAAGGGGCTACCATACTCCTCCGTGGCTACGTTCGACGACGAGACCGTGCGGCGCATGTGCGCGGAGCACGAGACTGGCGTCTTCTGGAAGCACTGCCTGGACGCCGAAGGGCTCTCGGAGAGCGGGTGGCACGAAGCGAAGGCGCGTCGCCCCGACTTCGAGCGCTGGCAGCGCGCGGCGAAGGCGCGCGGCGTCGCGAAGCTGCGCCGCGAGCTGGACTCTCTCGTAGAGGCAGGCATGCGCGGGGAGTGGAAGTCGAAGGCGTGGTTTCTTGAGCGCTTCGATCGCGAGGCGTTCACGCCGCCCACCGCGAAGGTCGAGAGCAAGACCGAGGTGACTGGCAAGGACGGCGCGCCGCTGGTGGCGCCCGTGCCGACGACGATGGCCGAGCGCCGCGCGAAGTTGCTCGAGGACGCGCGCGCCATCGCAGAGACGGAGGCGGACCTCGCCGCGCTCCTCGCAGCCGCAGAGGTGAAGACATGACCGAGCTACCACGTCAGCCGTCGCGCAAGATGCTCGACATCCAGAAGACCCGCCGCGCGGAACGCATCGTCGAAGACGCGCTCGACCGTGGCCGCGGGCCCGCGACGCTCGAGGAACGCCGCGCGCTCCGGGACGGCTATCGTCAGGGCATGGACGATGCCGTGAAGAAGATGGACGAGCACAAGAACGAGGCGATCACCCGCGCCGTGATGCACACCGCCGCTCGCTGCGAGAGCGAGGCCGACGCGATGGCCCGCATCCGCGTCGAGCCGGTCGATCGCTCGCGCGGCCGACTGCCATCGTTCTGCATCTGGCTCGACGGCGTGCGCGTCTGGGAAGGCGCCTTCGAGCAAGGCGCGTTGGACGCAACGCGCGTGGAGTGGATCGAGCGCTGGCACTCGTACCCGGGCCCCGAGCTCGCGGTGGAGCGCCGGTGGATGGCCGAGCCGCGAAAGGCGTGCGTCGAGGTGACGAACGACGAGCACGGCAAGCACTACGTCGCGAAGATCCAGCGCGCGCAGGACGACGAGGTCGCGACGATGTACGAGGCGCGCGCCGTGGACCCCGAGACGGCCATCCTCGCCTTGTACGAGGCGATCGACGTGTACAAGGCGATCGGCCCACAGGCCGGGGAGAGTGTGCAGTGAGCGTCGCAGAGAAGGCGCACGGGGAGTACGTTCTGCATCTGGCGCCCGAGCCTCTCTGGACGCTGCGCACGATGGACGCGCGCGACCGCTCCTACGTGGTCCCTACGTGGTCCGACTCGCTGCACGACGGGTCGGCCGAGTGGCGCGCGACGCCGTTCCGTGCGTACCGCGAGCGCATGCGGCGCCGCATCGACCGCATCCTCGACCGCGTCGGCGTCGAAGGTGTCGTGGCCGTGCTGCCCGAGGACGAGACGCACATCGTCGGCTACATCGTCGGCGAGGGGAACATCCTGCACTACCTGTTCGTGCGCGAGGGCCGGCGCGGCTTCGGCATCGCGCGGCACCTGATCGCCGAGTGGGCCGCGTCGCACCCGTGCGTCGAGGCCTCGCACGACACCAAGCACGGCGCGCGGATCGTCCGCTCGCTCAACCTCACCGTCAACACGCTCGCCGTCGAAGGAAGGCCATGATCAGCATCTCCACCCTGCACTCGGTCCCGCTGCTCGAGCCGAGCGGGCGCAACAAGAACATGACCAATCGCATCAGCACCGAGGCCCTCGGCGGCTCGGCTGCGGCGAGCGTCAAGCGCGTGAGCGGCGGCTGGCTCATCACGAACAAGGTGCCCGACGCGGCGACGCTCTGGGCGCCGGGCAAGGTGAGCGAGCAGATCCGCAACCCGGTCACGCTCATCACCGACGAGAACGTGCTGTGCGTCGAGGGGCCCGAGGCGGAGATCCTCGCGGCGTACTCCGAGGCCGCGCCCGAGGCGCCGAAGGCGAAGCGCGCGAAGAAGACCGAGGCCGAGGGCGCGTGAACGGACTCACCTCCATCCCCTACTGCCCGCACACGCCGACTCGGCGTCAGCGCCTATTCCTGGCGCTCGACACCTTCGAGGCGATGTACGGCGGGCAGGCGGGCGGAGGGAAGTCCGACGCGCTGCTCATGGCGGCGCTGCAACACGTCGACCGCCCCGGATACTCTGCGCTCTGCCTGCGCCGCACGTTCGCGGACCTGAACAAGCCCGGCGCGCTCATGGACCGCGCGGCGGAGTGGCTGCGGCCGACTGCGGCGCGGTGGATCGACCGCGATCACCGCTGGCTCTTCCCCGTCGGCGCCGGCACCGAGACCGCGTCGCTCTCGTTCGGCTACATGGAGACCGAGCAGGACCGGTATCAGTACCAGGGCGCCGAGTATCAGTACGTTGCGTTCGACGAGCTAACGCAGTTCACCGAGACGCAGTATCTCTACCTCGCGTCGCGCCTGCGTCAGCCGCGCGGCGGCGTGCTCCCGCTGCGCCTGCGCAGTGCGACGAACCCCGGAGGCGTGGGGCATGCGTGGGTCAAGCGGCGTTTCGTCGAGCCGAGGTCGTCAGAGCGTCCGTTCGTCTCGTCGGGGCTCGACGACAACCCGCACGTGGACGTCGAGGGGTACAAGCGAGCGCTGAGCGTGCTCGACAAGGCCACGCGCGACCAGCTCGAGCGCGGCCTCTGGGTGCTCGACAATGACGCGCGCATCTACCACTACGACCCGTCTAGCGACGTCGCGCGCGTCCCCGGCGACCTCGACCCGTCGCTCTGGCGCCGCATCCTCGCAGTGGACCTCGGCAGCTCGACGCGCTCGAAGACGACGGCATTCGTGTTGCTCGCGTGGCACCCGCACTGCGACGTCACCTACGCCGAGCGGGCATGGTGCGAATCGGGCATGGTCCCGTCGCGGCTCGCCGAGGTGATCGAGGGCTTCGTCGAGAACGATCCCGAGCTGACGGTGGTCATGGACGAGGGCGCGCTCGGGCACTCGTTCGGAAACGAGATGAGGAACCGGCACCGGTTCCCCGTCATCGCGGCAGAGAAGCGCGACAAGGCGGGTGCTCGGCGGCTCATCAACGGCGCCTTCGAGCAGCGAAAGCTTCTGCTCGTCTCCGGGCAGTGCGAGCCGCTGCGGAAGGAGCTCGAGGAGCTCATCTACGACAAGCGCGGGATGGACGCGGCGCCGGGCCTGCCCGACCACGCGACGGACGCGCTCCTGTACGGGTGGCGCATGTCGCGCGCGCACCACGCGGAGGCGGCGCCGGCGCCACCGCCCGCGCCAAACACGCCGGAGTGGCACGCGCAACGCGCACGCGATGCGCTCGAGCGAGAGATGCAAGAGGCGAGGCTACGGGCTTCGTCAGAAGGGTATGTCCGATGGTGAACGACGACGAGACGAAGACGACCGAGCCGCGCAGCTACCAGCTCCGCGTGATCCGCGAGCTGCGGAAGATGGGCGCATGCAAGGTCCGAGTGGGGGACATCGAGGCGGAGTGGACGTGGATCCCTCCGCAAGGCGCCATGCCCGAGATGCCCCCTGATGCGGCCCCCCGAGAGCTGACGCAGGAAGAGCACGACAAGATCGCCTTCTGGAGTGCGCCATGAACGACCGACCGAATCACTCTCTGATGTGGTGGGCACACGCCCTCGACGCCGACCGTCTCACCGTGGGGCGCGCGCTCGTCGCGTACGCTTCCGAGCTCGAGGCGCAGCCGTCGCAGAAGTCGCGCGAGGAGCGATGGCGCCGGTACGCGCGTCTCTACGGCAATGCCGAGATCTTCGGCCTCAAGCCGTGGGAGATGCAGAACGTCATCACCGACACGCGCCTCATGCGGAACGTCGTCGCGTCGTGCATCGACACCGCGCAGGCGGCGATCGCTGCGAACCGCCCGGCGCCGCAGTTCCTCACGAACGGCGCCGACTTCGCGCAGCGGCAGAAGACGAAGAAGCTCAACAAGTTCGGCAAGGGCGTGCTGCACGCGTCGAGCTTCTACGAGATCGCCCCGCTCCTGTTCCTCGACGGCGCCGCCTTCGGCACGGGCCTGGTCAAGGCCGTCGAGTGCGAGCGCGCGATCGAAGCCGAGCGCGTGTTTCCGTGGGACGTCCTCGTCGAGGACACCGACGGACGTAACCGCGCGCCGCGCGCGATGACGCAACGGATGTACATCGCGCGCGAGGTCGCGCTCTCGCGCTGGACCGACCCCGAGGCACAGACGTACATCCGCATGGCCCCGCGCGTCGAGCGTGGCGGCGGCGACTCGCAGGCGTCCGATCACATCGTCCTCTACGAGAGCACCTACCTCGCGCGTCCCGGCGCGCCCGACTCGGGCCGCCACTGCATCGCGGTCGCCGGCTACGCGCTCGAGTGGGGCACGTGGAAGCGCTCGGAGCATCCGTTCGTCGTCTTCCGGTGGAAGGAGGCTCTCTCTGGCTTCTGGGGCATCGGCATCGCCGAGAGCATCCAAAGCATCCAGTTCGAGATCAACACGCTCCTCGCGAAGATCCAAGCGTCGATGCTGCTCGCGGGGAAGTTCGACGTGTTCCTCCAGATGGGGAGCGGCGTCCCGAAGGCACACGTGACGAACGACCTCGGGAACATCTACACGTACAACGCGGGCACGCAGCCGCCCACCGTCGTCGCGCATCAGAGCGTTCACCCGGAGCTCTTCGAGCAGGTCGACCGGCTCGAGGTGAAAGCGTTCGACGAGGTCGGCGTCTCGCAGATGGCCTCTCGCTCGGAGAAGCCCGCGGGCCTCGATTCGGGCGTGGCCCTGCGCGAGTACAACGACATCAAGAGCGACCGCTTCGTGATGGTCGGCCGGCGATGGGAGCGCGTGCACCTCGACTTCGTCGATCGCGCGCTCGACATCGCGCGTGAGATCCGCGGCTTCGAGGTCGACGTCCCCGACAAGAACTCGAAGGTCACAATCCGCTGGACCGACGTCAACCTCAAGCGCGACGCCTACATCCTCCAGTGCTTCCCGACGTCGCTCCTTCCGCAGACGCCCGCCGGACGTGTGCAGGCGATTCAGGACCTCACCGGGCTCGGCGTGCTCCCGCAAGATCAGATGCTCGAGATGCTCGACATCCCGGACCTCGAGGAGATCACCGACCTCGCCACGGCCTCGCGCCGCGTCGTGCGCTCGGTCGTCGAAGGCATCCTCGAGCGCGGCGAGGATGGCTACGTCGCGCCCGACCCGCGCCTCAACCTCACGGCCGCGCTCTCGTTCGTGAACGCCGTGTACCTCGAAGAGTGCGTCAAGGGCTGCCCGGAGGACCGTCTCGAGCTGCTGCGGCGCTACGTCGACGAGCTCGTGGCGCTCATCCAGCAAGCGCAGGCGGCCAGCGCGCCGCCCGCGGGCGCTGCCGCCGCACCGATGCCCGGACCCCAGCCCGCGACCCCGCCCGCGGCACCTCCCATGGCGGCCTGAGAGACGACCATGGACGCAGAGACGATCGTCACCGACTCGCCCTCGATCGCAGGGCTCACCGACCCGTCACCGCCGCAGGAGGCGCCGCCGCCAGATCCGCCGCCCGCGCAGGAAGCCGAGCCCGCCAAGAACGAGGCGCCCACGAAGGCGGAGAAGAAGGGCGCGAAGGCCGAGGCGGAGAAGAAGCCATCCGAGCCCGAGAAGCCGTCGCCGAAGGCGAAGGACTGGGCGGAGATGACGCGTCTCGAGCGGCGCGCGCGCGATGCCGAGGCGAAGGCGAAGGAGCGCGAGGCGGCCGCGGAGAAGCGCGTGCGCGAGCTCGAGGAAGAGCGCGGGAAGCGGAAGGCGGAAGAGGACGAGATCCTCGAAGCCGTGCGCGCGCGCGACGGCGCGAAGCTCTTCCGTCTGCTCGGCCCCGAGGGCGTCCAGAAGGTGACCACCGCCTTCCTCAAGTCGCGTGCGACCGACCCGAAGACCGGCAAGCCGGCTCCGCAGGAGGTCGACATCGACGCTCTCGTGGAGAAGAAGCTCGCCGAGCGCGAGGCGGCCGCGGAGAAGAAGGCGGCCGAGGAGCGCGAGGCGAAGGAGAAGGCCGAGCAGGCGGCGACGGCCGAGCGCTTCGCGTCGCTCACCACGCAGGGCATCGAGCTCGTACGCGCGGGCGGCGAGCGCTTCGCGCAGATCCGCGCCGAACTCACGGGCTCGCCGCAGGCGGAGAAACTCTTCACCGACACCCTGCGCGCCATCCACGCGGCGATCACCTCGCCCGAGGGGTGGACGATCGGAGGGAAAACGCACCGTGGCGCGGTCCCGCTTGACGTCGCGCTAGATTCGCTGGAAGATGCGATGGTCGAGAGAGCCGAAAAGCTTCTCTCCGACAAGGTCAGGGCGAGGCTCACGAAGCCCGCCGAGAAGCCCGCAGAGGATGGCGGCACGCGGAAGAGCGAGACGGGAGGTCCGTCGACGCTCACGCAACGTCTCGCGACCGAGACGCCCGCATCCAAGGCTTCGAAGGCCATCCCGGAGGACGAATCTCCGCTGGCCCGCAAGCAGCGCGAGGAAGCGGAGCTCGAGGCGCGGACCATCGCCGAGACCGAAGCGATCCTCGCGGCGGCGCTGACCAGGAAGAAGGCCAGCTAACCCCGACTGACGGCGTGGAGGTCTCCTGACGGAGCCCTCCATGTCCGATCTGAATTTCGCAGCGTTCCAGCCCGTTCTCAAGCAGGTCTTCCCAGACGGCAAGTACCCGAAGGAGACCGTCTACAAGGGCTCGGTGGCCCTCGGTCTCGTCCCCAAGGACGAGACGGCGGCCGGCCTCGGCGACAACATCAAGGTGCCGCTGCGCTACGGCGACCCGCAGGGACGCAGCGCCGATCAGACGAAGGTCCTCGGCCTCTCGACGTACCAGACGGCGTCGAAGCACGCGGCCTTCCAGCTCACCACGTACAACGACTACTGCGCGTGCCGCATCACGGGCGACGTGATCGACCGCAGCAAGCGCGACGCGGGCAGCTTCGTGCGCGCGGCGACGACCGAGATCCAGGCGGCGCTTCGCCAGCTCAAGCGCTCGGCCGTCCACTCGCTCTATCGCAACGGCGGCGGCGCGATCGGCCGCATCGACACCACGGCGACCGTCGCGAGCCTCGTGCTCATCCTGACGGACGCGGCCGACACCGTGTGGTTCGAGGTCGGGCAGACGCTCGAGGCCGCGAGCACGGACGGCACCAGCGGCTCCCGCCGCTCGGGCTCGGCACAGGTGACGGCCGTCGACCGCGGCGCCGGCACCATCTCGACGACCGGCTCGAACTGGTCGGCGCAGATCACCTCGCTCGCCACGTCGGACTACCTGTTCGTGATCGGCGACTTCGGCGCGAAGTTCCCCGGCTTCGACGCGTGGGTGCCGCTGTCGGCGCCGAGCGCCGCGACCTTCTTCGGCGTCGACCGCACGCCCGACGTGGTGCGCCTCGGCGGCGTGCGCGCGTCGTCGAGCTTCGCGGGCGTCCCCATCGAGGAGGCGCTCCTCAACATGGTCGAGCTCGTGTCGCGCCAGGGCGGCATGCCCGACACGATCCTCATGCACACGCAGGACTTCGCGAACCTCCAGAAGTCCATGGGCACGCGCGCCCGCTACGTCATGACGCCGAGCTTCGATGCGCCGAAGATCGGCTACAAGGCCATCGAGGTCATCCTGGGCGACGTCGAGGTCCGCATCTACGCGGACCGTGACTGCCCGCGCGGCCGCGTGTTCGTGCTCCAGCTCGACACGTGGAAGCTCTACTCGCTCGGCGGCCTCCCCAAGCCGCTCGACAACGACGGCATGAACGTGCTCCGCGTCGGCACCGCCGATTCGGTCGAGTTCCAGGGCGTCTACCGCGCGGTGCTCGGCTGCGACGCGCCGGGCTTCAACGGGCAGTTCCAGATCTGACGCCGGCTCCGGCCTCAACGAAGGAGTCGACGACATGGCATCTCGCACGTTCCCCGATCAGCTCAACAGCCTCGACCGAGGCATGACGAAGCTGTACGGGCAGTTCACCGTAGGCGCGACGGGAGCGGTCACGCTCTCCGACTGCCTCGGCTTCTCCGTCTCTCGGCTCGGAGTCGGAAACTACCGACTCCAGCTCGAGGACGGATGGCCGTCCTCGCCCGCGCGCTACATCAGCAACAGCGCGACGACGAATCCGGTCTTCGCGGTGCACCACACCATCCAGGATGCGGGTACCCGCGTCTTCCGGATGATGACGGTCACGGCGATCGACCTCACCAACCACCGGATCGACATCATCTTCGACTCCGCCGCGAACACCCCCGGCGAGCTGTCGAACGGGTCGATCCTCAAGCTGGAGATCACCCTCCACAACTCCTCGTCTCCGCGGAAGGGCGGCTGACGATGGCTCTCCCGAAGGAGATCGGCGGGCTCATGCCCATGGGCGCGGGCCCGTCGCTCTCCGAGGAGATGGGCGAGGGCGCCGACGCGCCCGAGAAGAGCAGTCCGGAGTACGACGTCGAGACGGAGGCGTATCGCGCCGCCGCACAGGAGCTCATCTCGGCGATGGAGAGCAAGGACGTCGAGGCCGTCGCGGCAGCGCTCCGCGCGGCGGCTTCCGTCGGTTCGATGATGGGACCCATCTCCGGAGAGTGACCCGTGGCCCGCACCGTCACGCTGACGCAGCTCATTGCCGAGGTCCGTCAGCGTGCGGATTGCGAGGGTGACCCGCACATCACGGATGCGGAGATCACCCGCTTCATCAACCAGAGCTGTGCGGCCCTGCACGCGCTCCTCGTCGACATCGACGAAAACGAGTTCCTCTACTGGGCGGACCTGACGACGACGCCGGGCGCCGACACGCTGAAGCTCAACACGCTTCCGCACCAGTTCTACAAGTTGGCGCACGTGCACGCGACCGTCTCGGGACAGGTGCTCGAGCTCGAGCGGTGGACCTTCGAGCGCTACACGCTCTACCAGAATGCGAGCTCGTGGGGCGTCCCGCAGATGCCCGTCAGCTATCGGCTCTTCACCGATGGGACGGGGGTCCCTGGGTTGCAGTTCGCGCCGACGCCGCAGAGCGCATACCCGATCCGCGTCTTCTACTTCACCCCCTTCGTCGACCTCGTGAACGGCTCCGACACCTTCGACGGCCGCGACGGATGGGAAGAGTGGGTGGTGCTCGACGCGGCGATCAAGTGCTTGGTGAAGAGCCAAGAGCCGGTTCGCGACGTCCAGACGGAGCGAGAGAAGGTCGAAGCGCGCATCCGCGACCAGATGCGCACCCCCGACCTCGACCGGCCGAGCCAGGTCCGAGACACCGTGACGGCCGACATGCTGTCCCGTGTGCCGGGGTGGGTGCGCTGATGCCGCGCCGCCCGCTCCCCGTGCTGACGACGACCGGCCGCCCCGAGCTCTCCGCGCTCGAGGGCTCCGTTCGCGACATGGGGACGGACTTGCATCGTCAAATGGGCGAGTTGTCCGCGGAAGACATCTCCTACACGCCCGGCGACGCGAGCGACTGGGTGTCACCCGCGCCCACGACTCTTGCAGAGGCACTCGACCGGCTCGCAGCGGCCGGCGGCGTGACGCCCGTCCCGTGAGTCTCCAGAAGCAAACCGTGACGGTGCCGCTCATCGACGGCATCAGCGAGCAGGACGACGCGTTCGCGCACGAACCGCCCGGCTTCACCGACCTCGCCGAGGTCCGGTGGAACCGAGACAAGCAGATGGGCAAGCGCCACGGCGTGGCCGACCAGACGGGCAAGGGTGGCGCGCAGCCGCTCGCCGTCTCGGGCCTCAAGGGCGCGAACGCGATCGTGGACCTCGACGGCGTGCCGCACGTGCTCTCGGCGGATGGCACCGCGCGCCGCGTGCCCACCGAAGGCGACTGGAACCGCACGTCTCGATGCGCGCCGCGTCCGGCTCGCGTCGTCGTCGACCCCGTCGTGCGCATGAACGGCTCGAGCGTCAAGCCAGACGTGGCCATCTCCGGCGACCTCGCGTGCGTCGTCTGGGAACAGGTCGACCAGAACAGCGGCAACGCGGGCGCCTACTACCAGTTCTTCGACGTCTCCGAGGACGTCCCGCGCCCGTGCTGTCCGATCACGGCGCTGACCACCATCGTCTGCAACCCGCGCGTGACGACGATCGGCTCCGTCTTCGTCGTCTGCGGCATCAGCGCGACGACGGGCGCGCGCTCGCTCTACGGTTGCGCCTACGACACCGCGTTGGGGACGTTCGCGTTCGCCGCTCCCGTCGCGATCGACACCGTCACCAGCGGCTCCAACCTATTCGCGCTCGGACCGAGCTACACGGGCGCGAACTTCTGCTACGTCGCCTACTACACGGGCGCCGCGAACTACTTCGTCGTCAAGCTCGACACGAGCATCGCGACACTCGCGAGCAAGAACCTCGGGGCCGGCGGCCTCGGGACGCCTGCGCAGGTCCTCCACAACGGCCCGCAGTCCAAGGCCGTGGTCATCCAGACCGACGGCACCATCAAGCACGTGGCCGACACGCTCGCGGGCGCGGCCACCGTCGTCTCTCCGTTCTCTGCGCCTGCCTCGGGCGCGTACACGGGGAAGTGGACGCGGGCGGCCATCGGCCTCTGGTCCGCGTCGGGCGACATGGTCGCGCTCCGCTCGACATCGGCGGTGGGGGCGCTCGGCGAGCCGGTGGGCACGCAGATCCTCAAGCTCTCGACGGCGTTCGCGGCGTCGCGCGAGAAGCTCATCGGCGGCGTGTGCATCGCGTCGCTCTGCTCGCCGCTCTTCTCCTACACGTCGGCGAGCTACTTCGCTCTCACCGGCCCGCAGGCCTGGTACACGGGGGACTACGACCCGACGGTGCCTGGCGCGGTCAACGGTGCGCTCCGCTCGGAGCCGTACGCGCTGATTTGCCAGGCGGTCGACGCGACGTCCGAGCTCCAGGTGGCGACCGTGGCGCGCGTCGGGCGCGATGCGCTCGACCTCCTCGGCAACGCCGACGTGGGCTCGGCGCAGGTCGTCGCCTCGGGGCAGGCCGTGAGCGTCTCGTCTCTCGCGCTGGACCCGACGGCGGTACGCGGGAATCGCCGCGTGCTCATGACCTACCCGGCGCGCCTCGGTGACAACGTGGGCGCGTGGGGCCTCAAGCGCGGCGTCGACATGGCGGCGATGCAGGTCATCGACGCGACGCCAGCGCGGAACGTGTCGGCGCAGTCGCTCCGCATCATCGGCACGAGCCACGGTACGAGCGCGATCGACGGCGTCGTGCATGCCGAGATGACGCCGCAGCCCGCCGAGTGG